ATGGGATACAATCTTGTTAAAGAATATGATCGAGATTATAATGCTCTAAATAATGATATGGGCCTTAATGATTTGAACCGGTATGTGCTTGATCCCCCCGAAGGTCGAATTGGTGGGCATTGTGTATTGCCGAATATAGGGCTTTTACAGAAACAAAAACCGTGGTGTGGTTTATTGAATTATATTGAAAAAGTCAATAATTTATCTGGGTTTATCGATAATATATTTGAGTTTACCGATTCATTAAAAAATATCATTAAAAAAAAATAATAAGGAGGTGGCAAAGTGAATTTTACAAAAGCAAAAAACGCATTGAATGATAAGATTTATTTGTTTGCAATCCGGTATTTGCCAAAGTGGGCTTCAAAGATTGTACTTGCCATGATAGGGTTTTGGGATTACCGTATGGGTGATCGGTTTTGCTATTGGATTGTTCGTAATATGCACAATAAAATTCTTGGTTGGTGCGTGATTGAAGTATGGGCAAAAACAACCAGTGGCAAATATAGCAATACCATCACGACAGAACTTACTGTATCCGATATGATGAAACGTTGGGTTGAAATGACCGGTGGAATATCAAAAAAGGGGATTAATAATGGAAATTAAAGAAGCAATTAAAAAGAAGTGTTTGGTTGAAAGTAAGATAAAAGATTTGTTGAATGAATTTTCAACTGAAACCGGTTTGTATTTAACACAAATAAATATTGATGTGATTAAAAATGATTTATTTTGTCAGGATGGTAGCGATGGGTTGGTATATGTTAATGTAAAACTTGATGTTAAAATTTAAAAGGATTACCATGAAAATTGCAATTATTAGTGACTTCAATATTGCCGGGCAACCGACGGCACTTATGAGGGCTATAAATAAACATACCAATCATGAAGCCCGGTGTATTATCGCCCACAACGACCACTTCCAATACGACAAGGACATTGTGTTAGACGATGGGGAAAAGTCCCTTGTGGAGGCGACTGAGTGGGTTAAACAATGTGATTTCTTCCATTTTGGCAGGGGAATATTTAGCTGGCATGGTATGGACTGGAATGAATTAAATTTATTGACCAAAGAAAATTGCATTATAAAGTATTATGGTTCTGAATTGCGAAATAATGCTGAACGGATTCTCGACTTTCATTGCCGCACTGGCATTGCCGCAATAACCGGAACTGATTGGAGTATTACCGGGCTGTTGCCAATCGGGTTTTATCATCTTGGTTCATATTTTACAAAATTTGGTGATATGGAAGTTGAGAATTTACCAATGCTTTTAAGCAAAGATGACAATACATTTAAAAATCGGGTTTGTGCTGGTTCGGCCGGCAGTCCGATGAAAGGGTATGATTGCCTCGCTCAGGTGATAAAAGAATTGCAAGTTGATGAAGGCAGATCAATTGATTTGGATGTAATTGCCGGACTTGACAATGCAACTTGTCTTGAAAGAAAACGAGAAAGCAACATTACGTTCACAAGTCTTCATGGGGCGTGGGGTATAAGCGGCGTGGAAAGCATGTTTATGGGCCATATTGTTTTGTCTTGTATGGACTCATGGATTATGAGTCTTTACCCGGATACGCCAACAATTGTTATAAATAAAAAAAATCTGAAAGATAAGCTTCGGGAAATTTGTATGATGCACGATGATGATTTTTATGAATTGCAAACAGTGACCCGTGATTTTGCAGTTCGTAACTTCAGCACAAAAACAATCCTGAAGAGGTATCTGTATTTATTTGATTTGGTGATGAACCGAGCAAAGTATTTGAAGGGGTATTGCAATCCGACGGAAATTTATGATTTCTGATTTTGCGTAAGTAACTTACGTTCTCGAAGGGTTATTTTTAAAGATTTTTAAAAATAATCCTTTTCTTTTTTAAAAAACTGATATATGATGAATTTAAATGGGTAAGGAAGGAAGGAAGCAAGCAATTAACCATTAAATAAAGGAACCGACAATGAAAAAAGAACCAATTATTGACGCAACCGTAAACATCTGGCACAAGGACAAAGTTAACATTTATGGCGACTGTAAAATTGGCAAAAATGTTAATATTGGAGCTTTTGTTGAGATTGGGCCGGGTGTTGAGATTGGCCATGATACTTCAATTGCTGCATTTTGTTTTATTCCAAGTGGGGTTAAGATCGGCCATAATTGCTTTATTGGCCCGAGAGTTACTTTCACAAATGATAAATATCCACCAAGTGGAGAAGAAAATTGGCTGAAAACAGCGGTGCTTAATAAAGCGTCCATTGGAGCGGGTTCAACAATTTTACCCGGTGTTATTATTGGATATGACGCAAAGGTTGGAGCCGGTTCCGTTGTAACAAAAAATGTGCCTGCTGGGGCGACGGTTTGTGGGAATCCTGCAAAAATTATTAATAAGAGGAATGAAAAATGATCCCATTAAGTAAACCATATTTTGATTCATACGAATTGAATGAACTGGCTGGTGTTTTGGATTCTGGTTGGGTTGCCAAAGGGCCAAAGGCGGCGGAGTTTGAACGTGGAATAGGCAGATTCCTTATTAGAGATTATTCTAATGTGATTGCTGTTAATAATTGCACTGCGGCTTTACATTTATCTTTGATGGCGTTTGGCATTGGGCCGGGTGATGAAGTGTTGGTGCCTGATTTTACATTCCCGGCGACCGCATTGGCTGTAATGTATGTTGGGGCGACACCTGTTTTTGTTGACATTAATCCCTATACATACAATATAGATATGGATGATGCAGCTTATAAAGTTACTGAAAAAACTAAGGCAATAATTCCGGTTCATACATTTGGACAGTGTGCTGATATGAATTTAGTAATGCATCTTGCATTTAAAATGAACCTTTATGTTATTGAGGATGCGGCTTGTGCTTTTGGTTCAAAATATGATGGGCAATATGCCGGCACATTTGGGCATGCAGGGTGTTTTTCATTTCATGCAAGAAAAGGCCTTACAACTGGCGAAGGTGGCGCTGTTGTTGTAAAGGGTAAAATTGCTTCAAAAAAAATCAGGTTGATGAGCCAGTTTGGAATTGAAGGAGCTTTTGAAAGAAGCAATAAAGAAACAATAATTCCGAAAGTTGAAATGGTCGGGTATAATTATAAAATGAGTGATATTGTTGCGGCTGTTGGTGTGGCGCAGTTAAAAAAAATTGATAGAATGATTGAAGGTCGAAGGGAGTGGGCAAACCGACTTGACCGGTTTGTTGAAAAATCCCTTGAGCTTAAGGTTCCGTACAGAGATGCAAGATGTTACCATACATTTCAATCATATGTTGCATTGGCAAAGGATAACGAAACGAGAGATAAATTGATTGTTGGGTTGAAAACAAGGCGAAATCCCATTCAGGCTTCTGTTGGAACTTATTCTTTGCAGGAACAGCCAATATTTAAACGATTTAATAAAAATGATTGTCCCGTATCAAGAGACATTGCTCATCGGGCTATTGCACTGCCGATGTATTACGGCATTATGAAAAACCATAGAAAGGGAATAAAATGAAAATTTTCGATACGATTATGATAATTTTGATTTTGGGTTTAATTTTTTATATTGGTTTTTGTATTGGTTTGAATACTCAATCTTTAGGCCATATTCTTTACGAATCCAATACCGGCATTTTATGTTGCTGAACCACAGAAAGGGACAAGATGAAACTTATTAAACCATCTGTTGAATTACTTTATTTTAATGACGATGCATTGAAGCTGATTGAAATTGCCGGCCGAACTTGTTACAAAAGTGAAGATAAAATTATAGAAACGTCTTCAGAAAAATTTGCATTACAGCGGCTTAAAACCGGGCATGAATCGGTAATTGAACATTCCATGGCAACTGTACGCTTTACTTGTGATCGTGGAGTAAGTCATGAACTGGTTCGGCATCGTCTTGCATCTTACAGTCAAGAATCAACCCGGTACTGTGATTATGAAGGTGGGAATGTTGTTTTCATCATTCCGAAGATTGTTGTCGGTTGCTTTCCGACTGTTGGGGGTGATGATATATGGGATGAGACTCGGGTCATTAAGCTTTCCGGGGTGTTGGGTTTTCATCATCCTGCGGTAATATGGGCCGATATCATGTTGTATGCGGAAGCAAGGTATAAAAGGCTCCGGGATGCGGGTTGGTCGCCACAATGGGCAAGAAGTGTTCTGACAAACAGCCTTAAAACCGAAGTCGTCATGACGGCAAACTTCCGAGAGTGGCGGCATTTTTTCAAACTCCGAACTTCTGCTGCGTCCCACCCACAGATGAGAGAAGTTGCTATTCCGCTGTTGAAAGAAATGCAAAGCAAAATCCCGGTTATGTTTGATGATATCATTCCGGAAGAAAAAAAAATAACAATTAACTGAAAAATACAGTATACTTTAATTAAGCAGGGTGACGGATAAATAATGTCCGTCACCCTTTAACCATTTAATAAATTACCGGGGGTAACATGGAACTGAAAAATATTGTAACCAATAACAAACAAAATAAGAATGTTGCAATTAATTATCAACAAAAAGAAACTGAATCATCTTTAACAGGGTATCTGTATTTTTCAAAAAAGCAGTACAGAAAGCATCGTGATGAAGGTCGGGATCGCATGTTTGCAAAGCTTATTGATGGCAGAACCGTTGAATATACCGAATTGATAAGCCTTGAAGCAATGTCTGATGACCTTTTTGTAAGGCCGATGGAAGAAGATTCATTGTTTATTGGGGAAGGCGCTTTTGATTATTTTGCTGATGAAAAAGGGCGGGAATACAAATAATGAAAAACAGACGAATAATGGTGCTTGGTGGGGCTGGGTTTATTGGTAGCCACTTGTCAAATAAATTGGCAAAGGAAGGGGCTGAAGTTGTTGTTGTTGATAATTTGTTTCTTGGCAACATTAAAAATTTGAATGATGATATAGAATTTTGCAGAACCGATGCAAGTGACTATGTTCTTTTAAACCAAGAAATTATGATTTTCAATCCAGAGATTATAATTAACCTTGCTGTGTTGCCGTTGATTCATTCGTTGAAAATGCCAAGATGCAACTTTGATATTAACACGAAAATTGTTTTAAACCTGCTGGAACTTTTACGGATAGGGGCATATAAGCGGCTCATACACTTTTCAAGTTCTGAAGTTTACGGTTCCGCCGAATATGCTCCGATGGACGAAAAACATCCATTATCCGCTTCAACACCTTATGCAGCAAGCAAAGCGGCCGGTGACGTGCTGGCGCTCTCGTACGCCAAGACCTTTGGAAGTAACGTTGCAATAATTAGACCGTTTAATAACTATGGGCCAAAGCAAAATGGCGGCTCTTATGCGGGTATTATTCCATTAACCATTAACCGAATTTTGGACGGCGAAGAACCGGTGATTGAAGGTGCTGGCAAACAAACGCGGGATTATATTTTTGTTGAAGATACAGTTGAAGCGGTGTTGAAGCTTATTGAAAAAGAAGATATCCGTGGTGAAGTTTTTAACGTTGCAAGTGGGCATGATATTTCTATCGAATGGCTTGTAAAAGAAATTTGCTGGCTTATGAATTATTCTGGTAAAATAAAGTATACGCCGGAAAGAGCAGGAGATGTTAAACGACATATTGCAAATACGTTAAAAGCAAAGGACGTACTTGGTTTTCATCATAAAATTGGAATGGAAACTGGTCTGAACAAAACGATTGATTGGTATTGTTATTTAAGGGGCGGAAGGGTGTGAAACATGATAAAAATTAGTATTGCAAACACAAAAAAAGATTTTTTGGATTGGGACGAATACGTTTTAACAAAAGAATATTCCGGATTTAATGCGAGTTCCGGCTTTTTGCGTTTTCTTAAAGAAGTGTTCACAAATAAAGGAACGGTGCCTTATTATATTGTTGCTCGTGAGGCCGGTCAAATTGTTGGGGTTTTACCGTCAATATTGATCAAAGGTAAATATGGGCCTGTTTTAAATTCCATGCCGTGGTTTGGGTCTAATCCCGGCGTTATTGCCGATAACTTTAAAGTGGAAGCGCAACTGATAGAAGTATTTATGAACATTGCAAAATGGACTGAATGCTTAAGCGCAACTATCATTTCAAGGCCGTTTCAGAATACAATTACGCATCAGGATTTTGATTGGACTCATTTTGCATTAAGAATTGGTTCTGTCACAGAATTGCCTGAATATGTTAACGATGAACAATTTTATTCAGATCTCATGAAAAAGTTGCATACAAAAACCCGGAACCAATTGCGTAAATCTTTCAAAGATTGTTCAGTTATTTTCAGTGGATCAATATCATCATTTAATTTTTTATCCAAAACTCACAGAGAAAATATGGAAGCTATTGGCGCTCCTGTAAAAGTCCGTGAATTTTGGTCTTTATTGGAAAAATTCACACTTGATGTTGATTATAATTTGTTAATATCTTATGATCGGGAAAATAACGATAAATCTGCCGGCTTGTTGGTAAAGTATTTCAACAAAACGGTTGATTATATGACCCCAGCTGTCTTGAAAGAAAAGAGAAATCTGAATCCACTCCATACTTTGATTTATCATGCTATGAAAAATGCGGCAATCCGTGGTTTTAAATATTGGAATTGGGGCGGCACAATGCCGATTGGTATGGAAGGTGTAATGCGGTTTAAAAAACGATTTGGTTCTGAGCAATGCGAATATATTTATTTTACAAAAGTGTTCAAGGCAATGCCGACTGAAGTCACAAAAGAAATTTTATTGGCTGAATATCCTTATTTTTATGTTTTTCCATTTAATGAGTTGGAGATAAAATAATGAAAGTGTTGATTACAGGTGGAAAGGGTTTTATTGGCCGTTATCTTACCGCAAAGATGAATGAATTGGGGTGGGAAGTTTGTTCAATTGGTCATAATAATAGTAAAACATCAGATGTTAATGGGGGAAAATATAGTAATTGGCAAGATTTTGAGGGGAATCCACTTGTTACAAATCAACGTTTTGATGCTCTCGTTCATCTTGCTGCGAAGTTGATGATAAACAACCACACGGCTCAAGAATATTTTGGTGTAAATGCATGTCTAACCTTTAATGTGTTGGAATATTGCCGGGTAAACAAAATTCCGAAAATTGTTTATGCCATGACCCATTCTGATATGAACAATGTTAATCACCCTATTCATGAAAGAATGTCTTCAAACTTTAAAACAAATTCTTTCGAGAATAATTCCATTCCATTTGTTGCTTCAAAAATAGCCGGGGCAAATATGGTTGAAGCTTATACAAATTCGGGTGCAATAAAAGGGGTTATATTAAGGCTTGCAAATATTCGTGGTGTTGGTTCTTCCGATACAAAATATAATTCGCCATTTCATCAGTTTATAAAAAAGGCTCGGGCCGGTGAATCGATTGAAATATGGGGCAATCCGCCAAAAACAAAGCGGGATTTGATTTATATTAAAGATGTTGTTGATGCAATAATTAAATCCATATCCATTAAAGGGGCTGTTGGAACTTTTAATATTGGTTCGGGTCAAAGCTTGACGGTAAAAGAAGAAGTATTGGCAATAAAGAAAGTTTTCTGTCAACCGGATAATTTGTCAAAAATTATTTATCGTTCTGATATCCCTGAACTTAGAAAACAAAGTAGCTTGTTCAATATAAACCGGGCAAGAATTCTTTTAAATTGGAAACCAAAGTTTACATATGTTCAAGCACTTGAAGACATGAAAAAAATAATGGAAAAGACTGATTGATAAAATATTATTAATTAATTATGCAATCAAAGGATTATTTTTAAAGTTTTTTAAAAATAATCCTTTTCTTTTTTAAAAAACTGATATATGATGAATTTAAAAAAAGGAGGGGGGGGGTAAAATGATTAACGAATTTGTTTTAACCTTTGATGTAGATTGGGCTCCAGATTATATGATTGAACATACAGTTCGGCTTCTTCGATCATATAATGTTAAAAGCACTTGGTTTTTAACACATGAATCAAAAGCAATAAACAATCTGTTGCATAATGATTTGATTGAAGTTGGCATTCATCCGAACTTCCTTCCGGGCAGTACACAGGGCGAATCAATAACCGAAGTGATGGATAATTTAGTTAAGGCTTTTCCAATGGCAAAAGTGGTTCGTACTCATTCAATGTTTTATTCATCAGAAATAGCAAGATTATTTTGTGCCTATAATCTTGAACGTGATTCTTCAATATTTCTGGATGGTATGCCGGGTATACAGCCTTATACGACCCGTTACACTGATTGGAAAAGTATTGTAAGGTTACCTTATTGCTGGGCTGACGATGGTGAATTACGTTGCCGACCAAAGTGGATAATACCACAGTATGAAGGAATGAAGATTCTTGATTTTCATCCGGTACATATTTTTTTGAATATAGCAACAAAACAGGATTATTTAGATTATAAAGCCACAGGTACAATGAACCTTGGTAACCGACATTTAACAGGTTCCGAAGATTATTTAAAGCGAATAATTGCTTATCAAGAAAACTTCAAATTTTTATCTGAATTATAAGGAGCATAAAAATGACAAGGGAAATGCTTCGGAAATTTAAAACGACTCGACAACTGGTTAAAAAATATAACCTTGATTTAACGGGCCTGAATGTTTTTACTGAAGCTGCAACCGGAAATTATTTTTTTACGACCGTGGCGGCGGCGTTGGCCGGAGCAAAAAATGTTTTTGCTTACAATTCAGAAGTCATTAATATTATGGTGGAGTTTTGTGGGTTTTTTAAAATGTTTCAATATGATTTCCCTGAATTAAATTCAATTGAATTTGTGACTGATAAAAATAAAATAGCAGAAGCCGATATTATTACAAATTCAGGATATGTTCGGCCTATAACCAGTAAAGATGTTGAGTCGATGAAAAAGACGGCTGTTATTGCTTTGATGATGCAAACTGATCAAGTTCGTAACTCTGATATTAATTTGGTAGAATGCTTTTTAAGCGGTATTAAGTGTGTCCCAGTTGATGAATATGAAATTGGCATTGCCCATTCCATGAATTTTAAATTGATGAAAGCTCTGTTTTCAGCTGGGTTGTCTGTATGGGGCGATAAATATCTTTTTTGTGGTGGTGGAGATTTAACTTATAATATTTTGGATTTTTTTAATAAAAATGGTATACAGGTAGATAAGATTAATGGTTCTTGGCTTTGCGATACAAACAAATTATGTTATGATGCAATCGTTATCCATGATTATTATACCAATACGTTATGGGTGGGTGAAGAAAAGGATCATCCAGTAATTTCTGTTGAAAGAATATTGACACAAAATCCATTATTGAAAATAATTAACATTTCTGGCAATGCGGATATAATATCTTTAGTTTCTGCTGATATAGATGTGTTTCCTTTGCAAGAAGCTGTTTACGGCAAAACGACGATAAGCGGTGATTATTTATCACATAAGGTCACCATAGAATTAAATGTCGCGGCTTTAAAAGCTGCTGAAAAAGAATCAAGAAGGAGATTAAATAATGATGGAATTGCGTCCTGATACAAAAAGTATCCATTATGAAAGGATGATAAAAGAGTGGATAAAAATTTCCGTGATAATGGCCGGTGATCCTGCCATTAAAGAGGCTGGTCAAATTTATCTGCCGAAATTAACTGGTCAAACCCCAGCTCAATATAAAGCGTATAAAAACAGAGGGGTATTTTTTAATGCGTTTGACAGAACGGTTGTTGGATTTTCCGGTGCCATTGTTAAGAAAAATCCTATCTTTGAAGTTTCCCCAAGAATTAAAGAAATGTTGCCTCATATTACAGTAAACAACGAATCCATTGAAGAAGTGACAGAAATAATAGGCAAGAATTTATTGTCATATGGGTATTATGGAATCCTTGTGGATATGCCTGTTGTAAGGGAAGGCGACATACAAACAGACGAACCATACTTTGCGTTGTATACCTGTGATGCAATACTTAATCCGCTTGTACAGCGTGAAGGTTCAGAGAATAAATTGATAAGGCTTACCCTTGCAGAAACGGTTGAAAGACAAAACCCTAAAAATAAATATGAAATTTTTACGCAGGATGTTATCCGTGAATTGGCAATAGAAGACGGTATTTTGGTTGTGCGGCTTTATGAAAAAAAAGAAATTGCAAAAGATAAATATGAATGGGTACAGATTGGTGATGATATGTACCCAGCTGTACGGGGTAAAAAACTTAATTACATTCCGTTCGTTTTCTTTGGCGCTGTTACAAATGATCCGACCCCGAAGAAACCGCCATTGGAGACCCTCGCGAACCTTAATATAAAACACTGGCAAGTTACCGTTGATTATTATCATGCTATTCATTATTGCTGTATGCCTACTCCATGGGCGGCCGGTTTCCCGAAGTCAAGTGAATTGTATGTTGGTGGTGAAAAAGCATGGGTCTCAGAAAATCCGGATGCAAAATGTGGTTATTTAGAGTTGGTCGGCAAAAGCCTTGAATATGTGCAAAATGCCATGGATAGGCTAGAAAATCAAATGGCTGTTGCTGGCGCAAAAATTCTTGAGGCGAGAAAAAATGCTGCTGAAACTGCGGAAACTGTTCGGTTGCATTTTTCTGGAGATTCGGCAAGCTTGTCCTCTATAGTTTCAAGCATTGAAGCGGGACTTATAAAGGCCTTTGAATTTATGAGTCTTTGGATCGGCGAAAAACCAAAATGCGTTGTGAAACTTAATCGCGAATTTGTTTCAGATAAGCTTTCTTCACAGGATATTATTGCTTTGTTACAAGCTTGGCAAGGTGGCGGCATTAGTTTGAATACATTCTTGATGAATATGAAAAATGGTGAAATTTTAGGGCAAGATCAAACTATTGAAGACGAAAAATTAAGAATTGAAGCCGAAGGATCGAAACCGGGTAAATCAAATAATATTTTTGGTTTGGAAGGATAAATTATATGGATTTGGCAGAAGTTAAAAATATCATTAAAGAACATAAAGGACAATTCTATACTTATATTTTATCTTCTGCCGGGAAACCGTTTTATATTGGTAAGGGTGGAGGAGGAAGAAAAGGCTTTAGAATCGAAAGTCATATAAAAGAAGCTAAACTAAATAAACATAAAAATTGTTTTAAAATAAAAGTTATAAGAAAAATGATTCGAAATAATAAAGAAATTGATTATGGAATAGCTTTATTTACAAAAGATGAAGAAATGGCTTTTGATAAAGAAATGGAATTGATAAATTTTTATGGTCGTAGAGATAAGAAAACTGGAATACTTACGAATATGACGGATGGTGGAGAAGGAACAAGCGGATTAAAATGTTCTGAAGAAACACGGGAAAAAATATCTATTATTCATAAAGGCAAGATTGTTTCAAAGGAAACGCGGCAAAAAATGTCTGATTCAAAAAAAGGAATAACCCTTTCTGATGAAACAAAACAAAAAATGTCATTAACCCGTAAGGGCAAAAAGAATTCTTTCTTTGGAAAGAAACATTCTGAAGAAACAAAACAAAAAATATCGTTAGCCAACAAGGGTTTTAAACATTCTGAAGAAGCAAAACAAAAAATTTCCAAAAATAATTCTCGTTTTTGGAAAGATAAACATCATTCTGAAAAATCAAAAAGAAAAATGTCTAATACAAAAATTGGCAAAAAACATTCTGAAGAAACGAAACAAAAATTATCAGAATCAATAAAAATATGGTGGGCAAACAAAAAGAAAAATTAAATGCCATTATGAAAGGAAAATTTTGTGGCTGATAATATTCCAAAGAAAATCCACAATGATGCCATCAAAGATCAAATTTATTTTGAACAGTATTCAAACGGAATAAGCAAGTCTGTTCAGAATTTGTTGGAAACGGCTCAGGCAGAAATAGCCGGTGCCATTGCAAAGAATGACCCGACTGCTCCAACAATGACAAAGTGGAAAGCTGCAAGGCTTGAAAAATTAAATGAAGATATTTCTGATATATTGGATGTTACATATAACGAAGCGGAAAAGATTACCAACAAAGCCTTGCTTTCAGTCGGACTTGTTCAGGCCGATAATGTTGTGAATAAATTTAATAGCGCAATTGGTGTTGATATATTTACCGTTACCCTTACCAGAGATAATGTTCAATCCATTGTAGAAAATTCAATGATACAAGGCAAGGTAATCGGTGATTGGTGGGCAACTGCAAAAGAAGCTTCGAAAGCGAAAATATCCGCAAGTTTGGCGGCTGGCACACAGGCAATTCAAATTGGAATGGTTCAAGGCGAATCCATCGGACAACTTGTAAGACGAATTACAGGCACTAAAACTACACCGGGCATAATGAATGTATCCAAAAGAGAAGCCAATGCCCTCGTAAGGACGAGTGTTATGCAGGTGGCTGGTAATACCCGAGCCGAAGTGTTTAAAGCCAATGCGGATGTTTTGGCTGGCATTACGTTCGTCGCAACGTTGGATAGTCGTACAACTCCAATTTGTAGGGCGATAGATGGTGCTTCATACGATATGGATATGAAGCCGATTGGCGGGAAGGCAATCCCTTTCCCGGGGAATCCGCCTTTGCACTGGCAATGTTTTGTTGATTACAAACAACCAATTTATACTTCGAAAGGTTGGGTTCCAATTGGTAAAATTAAAGTTGGTGATTTAGTTCTTACTCATAAAGGAAGATTTAAAAAGGTTACAGAATTAATTTTTACACCAAAACAATCTCCAGAAATTGTTAAAATAAAATTAAAAAATAATTTTAATAAGATAACGTCTGTTACTTCAGAACATCCATTTATGGTTAATGGGAAATGGGTTTGTGCTGGAGAAATAAAAAATGGTGATAAAGTTGCTTTTTTATCTCATAAATGTGCGAATAAAAATTGTTCAAATATGATTCCGTATTTCAATAAATATTGTTGCGTTTCATGTTCGAGTTTATCTCAAGAGTTTACAGAAGAAAGAAAAACTAAAATTTCATTTTCTCAAAAAGGAAAAAAGAAAAATTTAAAAAGCGTTGAAAAAATGATTGCAAAAAGATGGACAAAAGAAAAAAAAGAAAAGCAAGCTGAATTGTCAAGAAAGCAAATATTACAAGAGTATGAATTTGGGTTAAGAAATAAAAATACGATTGCATTAAAAGCAAATGATAAAACAAGAGAATTGATAAAACAAGGCAAACATGTTTTTCAAGACCCAATTATTTGTTGTCGTGCAGTAGAAAATTCTCACAAATCTTTAATATGGAAAAACGCTGTTGTTGATCATATGAAAAATAGAAACCCATCTTTTAATCCTAAGGCCAAAAAGAAAAGATTGGATTCGTTTTTAAGATTTATGAAAAAACATCCTGAAAAACGGATAAATTCTATAGTTGCGCAAAAAGAATTTGTAAGCAGTTTAGAAATTAAAATGATAGGAATATTGAATGAATTAGAAATCAATTTTATTCATCAATATCCAATTGGAAAATACAGGGTTGATTTTGCTATTCCTGATTTAAAAATAGTCATAGAAGCGGATGGCGATTATTGGCACCAAAATAAAGAAAAGGATCGTGTAAGGCAAATTAAAATTGAACAGATGGGTTGGCAAGTTATTCGATTTAACGAAAATCAAATAACCAAAAATCCGAATGAAATTTATTTTGAACTAAATAGAATATTTGCGAATCATGAAGGTGATTATGAATTTGCAGATTTTGAAGTGATTGTTGAAAATGTCGGTGTAAGTAAAAGAGCCAAAAAACTTTATAATTTTAGTGTTGAAGATGACGAAAGTTATATCGCAAGTGGATTTGTTGTTCATAATTGCAGAACAACACTTGCGCCAAAAACCAAAACCTTTGAAGATTTGGCCGGGCCAAATTCAAAGCTGAATAAAAAACAGCTTAAAGAGTTGGATAATATGCCTGTTGGAGTTCGTTCGAGTTTGGGTGGGCCGGTTCCAGCCGATATGAATTATAACGATTGGTTGTTGACTCAACCGACAGACGTTCAAAAAAACATTCTCGGGCAGGGTCGCTGGAAATTATGGACAGAAAATAAACTGGACATGATTGACCTTGTAAACAACAATGGGAAGCAACTAACGCTTATTGAACTGCAAGCGGCGCTTGGAGATATAGCTGCGAAGAACATTGTTTACCTTGAAAATGAATTGAAGACCATTGCTGTAAATAGTGTGGATTTAAATGAATTTATTGCAAATATTGGAACATTGACGCCTCAAAAAATTGTTTCCTTTGGGGAAATAATAGCCGATGAAGGCGGTATTCACGAATATTATGCAAAAGTTCAAAAGACTGTTGCTGTTCAAAGAGCATGGCGTGCAGAACAAAAACTTGTAAAGAATCTTGCAGATCCTGAAGCCATTGTGACATTTAAGCCGGGTAAAACCCTGCCGGCTGATTTATATTCGCCTGTAAAAGGTGCCGAACAAACGCTCAAACAAGGCGATAAATACGTTTACGGCGAACTTGAAATAAAAATAAATCCGGCTTTAGAAACCCCATTTGAACCGGTTCCGGGATATAAACAATCCGCCGGCATGATACTTATCGACAAGAAGACCGGCAAGATTTATCTTAATTCACCGAAGAATCAATTCGGCGGTTATAAAAACAGTTTCCCCAAGGGAACCATTGAAACCGGGTTGAATTCACAAGAAGTAGCCATAAAGGAAGTTTTTGAAGAGACTGGATTGCAAGGTAAACCGCTTTATTTGCTGGGTGACTATAAAAAAACCACTTCTATTTCTCGGTATTATGTTGGGGTTAAAACTGGCGGAACACCCGCAATGATGGGTTGGGAATCTGAAGCGGTGCAGCTTTGTCCGCTTAATAAACTGGACGACCTGTTGAATGTTGGTATTGATAAGAAAATTGCACAGGATTTTATTGTGCAGTATGAAAAGGCCCTTAAGCTTGGCAATGGCAATATTGAAAACGGCTTTAAAATATTGACGGAAGAAATTACCAATAAACAAATTTACTTGCAAGAAATGAAAAAGGCCGGCACATTTGGCGTTAAAGCCGACAAGTTTGTTCAGAATGTTTTTAAAGATATCCCGGATGTAACATGGGTTGAAAAAACTAAAGTTTTAAAGGAAAAGTTAGATGATTTATCTATGGGTTTAAAATTAGAAATCGGAAATTGGAAACATATTCCTAATTCTGTTTTTCAAGAAGTTGCAAAAGACTATAAATTAACAAACAATGTGTTTGATGATTATGATAAAATTAAAGGGCTTGTTGACAAAAAGTCTGTTGAATATAATAATCAATTTCTTAACCTGCTCAGCGACAAACCAAAGTTCGGCAGCGTTGAAATAAATACAGAGGTCATTACAGAACTTAAAAAAATAACGCCGGGCTGGGATACCTTAGATCCAAAAGTTAAAATGACATTATTCAAAAGTAAACAAGAATTTATTGAAGAATTGCAATGGGCTGATTTTAAAGCGGCGATTGTTCCGGACACTATTGAAGAAGCGGCCATGCAAGGCATTAAGGATGCTAACTTTAGACTTGGTACATCATATAAAGAAAAAATGGATTTCTTCAATAAACAAGTTGCTATAGTTAAACAAGAATCAATTAAAAATTATACAGAATATTTAGACCTTGTTGATTCTGATCCATTGGAATATAAAATTTATTCTGAAATGCAAAAGAAAGAAGGTTGGAGTAATTTAACTTCTTTTGATAAATTAAAAATTGTTTATGCTGAAGCCGAAACCGGTGAAATAAAAATTGCTGTTAAACAGCTTGAAGACCTGATTAACGCAGATGCAGGAACAAAAATTTATGATGCCATTGTTGATAAAACGCCAACTTTCAAATCATTGCCGATAAAAGAACAGATAGCATTATTTCAAAAAGAAATGAAAGCACAGGCTGCAACCATTACGGTTAAAGGCAAGGGTATTCTTGATTTGACGGAACAAGAACTTGATACGTTGTCTTATTTGGATTCTTCAATTTCTGGAACAACAAACATACCCTTTTCTGTTTGGAACCCGACAACAAAAAGTGCGAGTGTAACTGTTTTTAATTCTCTTGAAGATTCATTAAAACAAACATACCTAAAAAAATGGCATAATCTTGACGCTATAATTCCAGATGAATTATTATCTATTGAAAATAAAAAACTTATTAAACAGGCAAATGATATTGAATTGGTTGCTGGGGTTGGTACAAAAGAAATATCACAATTAACCAAAATTCAATTTTCTGAAAACTTCGATATGTGGGATAATATCCAAAAAGGTATTGATCCAACAGAACTACAAATTAAAATCTTTCAGCTTTTAAAATCAGATGTTCAACAAGCACAAATAAAATCTTTTAATAAAAATTCTGTAACTCCACTTTCAGAAGCTGTTGAAGCAAAATTAAAAGGCGTTAAGGCGTTTGGTTTTTCTGATGAATACGAAAGTTTGATGGGCGTTAAATTATTTAAACAGGTTGACGCCATTGAAGAAAGTGTTTTTGATGGATACAAAGATTTGCCTGTAGATAAAAAAGTCGAACATTTGAAAAAGGTTTTAGGACATGAAATTGAAGGCAAAACTCGAGAATTGTTTATAAATTATCAAACAGCCAATGATAATATTACCGCTGAAATACTTAAGGTTGGGACGGGAATAGGGCCTTACGAGGTTGGCATTTGGGAAAATACAGATTCAACAATTAAAGCAATGTTAGTTAAAAAATGGCTAAAGCAAGGCGTTGCCGCTGAACAAATGGTGGCGCTTGCTGGCGATAAAAAATTAGAGAAGATTGTTACTGAAAAATTAAAACCTGCTTTGCCGGGTAAACATGTAGTTGCAAGTATTAAAACTGTCGATTGGAAAAGCATTAATGATTTTGACGACTTGCTTGATTTGGCAAATAAAGAAGGTTGGATTGATAATATCGGCGAAGAAACCGCTGATTTTGCGAAAGAATTTTTTTTGAATATGAATACAGATGCAATTTTGAAGTTTAATAAAGAATTTGATGCCAGTGAAGAAATTTTATTGCCGTTTATAAAAAGTAAGGTGGCAACGTATAAATTCAGCCTTCTTAAGCCTGATGAAACAATTCAGTTTATGATGAATCCAAATTATATTCCAGACTCAAAGATTGTTAAAATAGCAAACAAAACATTTAATCTTGCCGACCCTGAACAATTGAAACAATTTACATCGGCTCAAAAAAATGGGCTTAACAAATACGCAAAAAGCATTGCAGAAGGTAAAGCTCCGACAAAAATGCAAAATGCTTTTTTTGAAAATCTTGATGAAGCTGGTAAAGTTGACGTTAAAAAAAAGATTGATAAGTATAAAATTAAATTTGGCATTGCCGACGATATGGACGTTGTTCCTTCCGCTCCGCCACCACTGGCAAACGTGCCGAAGCTTAATTTTGATGACTTTGTAAAATACAAGGAACAAGAAGGAAGCAACACAGGCGGTTATTATTACAATATAAATAATCCGGCTGAAAAATATTATATCAAGATTCCTGGAAACCCTGAAATTGCAAAGAATGAGATGCTGGCAAGCAAGCTTTATGAAGCTGCTGGAACCGAAGTGCCTAATCTTCAGTTTATAAATGTAAATGGTGAACAGGCCATAGCATCTCAAATTATTGACGGTGTTGAAAAAGCAAAAATGGCGCTTATTAATGGCGAAATACGGGCCGGCGTATATGATGATTATGTTGTAGACGCTTGGTTGGCAAATTGGGACGTTGTGGGGCTCGGGTATGACAACCTCATGGTTAAGAACGGTATTAAGGGTGTTCGTATAGATGTTGGCGGTTCTTTAAGATTTAGGGCTCAGGGCCTTGCTAAAGGCGATAAATTTGGTAAAGAAGTTTTTGAATTATCATCACTTAGAGATGCGGCTACAAATAGGCAATCAGAATCGATATTTAAATTTATCACAAAGGCGGAATTAGATGCCGGCGCAAGAAAAGTACTTGCTGTATCTGATAATAAGATTCGTCAACTTATTGAAGAATTTGGCCCGATTGATGTTGCAGAAAGAAAAAAACTCGCTGATACTTTAATTGAAAGAAAGAAATATATTGCAGAACAATTTCCACATATTAAGGTTGATGTCGTTGCTGAAATACCGAAGGATTTGCTTGAAAAAATATCTGACTTTGAAGCGGATAGTATAATAAAAGGACGGTCAAATGGCTTTGTAATAAAATTCGACAAAGAAGGCATCGAAGACAATCGGATTTTATTTTGGACAGAAAAAGACGTGCAGGGTAATTTTCAAGTTGGAGCGACACTTAAAGTCAGAGAAGACGCCTTGCAAAAAATAACTGAAGGCACTACTAAAAAAGCAGCAATCAAAGATTTATCAACAAAAAATGTTTATGACAGTTTTATGATTGCTTTACGTGGTATAGGTCAACAAAGTAGAAGTAATGAAATATTAAGGCCAAAAGATATTGCTCGGGTTAAAGAAGCGTTATATTTATTCGATAGAAATAAAAAAATTATTAAAGAAGGCATTGAAAAAGGTTTTTATGGTGCTGAATCAATTGGGCAATTTGAATATCATTATAAAGATTTTATAAAAGTATTAAGAGAAGCCGTAAATAAAGAGGGCGAAATTTTCAAATGGGATCATGATTCTGACTTTAAAACAATTTTTCATCCTTTTTCTGATATAAAGGCAATTAAAAAAGAACTTAAATCAAGTAAGATACAATGGGTTAAGAAAAAGGGTTTGTTTGAAGAAAAAACCATTTTGAATGGTGTTATGCAGGAAACTGGTGAAAATATTCCATTGATAGATGATGAAGGTTTTGTACTTGATGATAGAGTTTTTCAACATTATTATGAAGCAGATATTGATGGAGTAAGGGTTAGAGTTTGGCCGGACGAGGAAGGGATTGTTTTTGCCAATAGGGGTAAAATTGATGTTATGGTAAAAGGTGGTGGCGGTAAAGAGCAAATGGTAAAGGCGTTAAAGGCTCTCGAAGACATTGGTATTGATGTATCGAGAACCACACAGCTTGATGAAGAATATCTTTATTTAAAACAGTGTATTTATGCAAGAAATGACCCCAACTTCAAAACAATAATGGGGCAAGTTGATAGTAACATACTTTATAAAACGCTCGAAGATAAGGTTGTTTTCTTGAGAAATAAATTAAGTGAATTAATCGGAGTTAGCGACATTACAAAGATGAAAGAATATAATTACACTGGTATTCGGCAAGCTTTTGATAACGGTGAAATACAGCTATTTAGGCCGGACTTACAAGGGTTTAAATGGAATCTATTCCAAAAAAAATATACACTTAAACATGAAGTTACTAAGGGTGGAATAATAAAATCTCTTGAATCTATTCTAAATTCCGGGGGCAATCTTTTACCAACAACACAAAAAGTTAGATATGGTTTTTCTTGGGGTGGCAAATCTCCAATAGCAGATTTGCAAACTGGCGGCGCTTCTTATTTTTTTACAAGATTTAAAAGTGTTTATCATGCATTAAGTTCTGAAGGGTTAGTATGGGATAGTAAAATGGCTTCAAGATTAGATGCAATTTCTTATTCTGGAGATGAATATGGAAAATGTACTCCGGGCTTTGTTGAAAAAATGAGAAAAACAACCATTGAAGATTGGAAGAATAATGCCGATATGTTTTATAATAATGAAGTTATTTTTAAAAATGCCTTGTCTATTTTTGATCATTTAAAATATGTTGTATGTGATTCAAATAAAAAAAGACAAGAAGTTATAGATTTGTTTAAAAAACATAAAATTAATGATTTATCAGGAAGGTCACTTGAAGATGTAGTTGTTGTAATGAAATAAAAAATCTCAAATCTTAATTTTTTTGATGTATAATAAAAAAAAGGAGAAAATACAATGAAAATATTCGATGAAAAAAGACCACTGGGTATAAAAATCGTTTTTAATTATGATGGTGATGTAATGTTTAGACCGATTGCTGAATTATTTAAAACAGAGAAAGGACTGATATTTTTCGATATTTTTTGGCCGGAAGCATCGTTGAACCCAATTCATCATATTGACGGGGAAATAACCGGGGAAGGGCCTTGGAAAATTGATTATGATGATAAAAAATTTACCATTTTTGTTCTTGAAGAAAATGATCCATTGCTTGAAGAATATAACAATTGGATTGGTTACACCAAACACATGAAATATCCTGCTGATTATGGAAAAAGGCGATTTGAACAGGAATTGAAAAGAATAGCAGGTTACAAAAAGGGGTGATAATTAATGTGGATATTTACAAAGGATGGTTTTTTCAGTGTAGTTCATAAGCCCGGACAAGCAGATGATATGATTGCCGTTCGAGCCAGAAGCCGAGCTGATCTTGTAAGGGTGAATAAAAAGCTTGTGAAGAAAAGAATTAAGATTATTTCCAATAAAGGCACAGATTACGAATTTAGAATTGAAATTGACAAGGCAACATGGGCGAAATATTTATCTGATGAAACAATGGGCCTTGATTATGAAAACTTCAAGGATGAAGTAACCTTAATTGATGAAAGGAGGGCAAAAATATATCATAATGTTTGGGTCACACTGTTAGATATTTTTAAACAAACAAAAAAAATTTATAATCACTATAACATGCAGATGTAAAAAAAAAAGAGGTGTATAAATGGAATTTTATACAAGGGTAGCTGGCGTTACGTTTCGGAACTCTGATGGCAAAAACCGTCAGGGCATTATTGCGTCCACCAGAGGGGATGAAGCAATAAGTTTGATTCGTGAACCGGAAAATCCTTATGATTCAAATGCAATTATGGTTTTGGATTCAAATGGCCGGCAATTGGGTTGTATAAAAAAATCAATTGCAGCTTGGTTGGCTCCACAGATGGATTCTGGCAAAAATGTAACCGCAATAATATCTTCTATTTCTGGTGGAAGCGAAGGGTATAGTTATGGCATTAATCTTCGAATAAATTGTTCGTGTGAAGATATTTTTGATTAAAATAAAAAAATCTCTTTATTTTTTTTTTAAAATGTATTAAATGATAAACATAACATAACCGGGGAATGGAGGATTTATAAAAAATGTTAAAATTCATTGTTAATAATCTTGAAGATGTTGAAGAAGCCTTAAGACCACTTTATAAGGTTGCTGCAGATGGTAAATTTCATTTGCAGACCGAGGTAGATCCTGATGCAAAAAAGAAAGTTGATGAATTCCGTGATAATAATGTCAAGCTTATGAAAGAGCTTGACGAAATGAAAAAAAAGTATGGCAATATTGATCCGGAAAAAGTCAAAGAACTTGAAAAAATGCAACAAGACATTGATGATAAAAAAATGCTTGATGTAAAGGGCGTTGATGAACTGGTTGCTCAAAAAACTGAACGTATGCGGCAAGATTATGAAGATCAAATTACCGAACTGAAAAAAACAATTGATGCCAAATCTACAGAACTTAATCAAACTGCCGAAAGGCTTTCGGAAGTTTTAATTGATGGTGAAATTACCAAAGCGGCGACGGCAATTGGCGGAGTAAGGCCGGGGGCAATGGAAGATATTATTGCAAGGGGTCGAAGGGTTTGGCGGCTTGAAGAAGGCAAACCAGTTCCAAAAGAAGGCGATAAAATTCTGTATGGCAAAGATGCTAAAGAAATAATGACGTTTGACGAATGGGCGCGAGTTCTCGCAACATCAGCACCATTTTTATTTGAACCTTCTTCCGGTGGTGGTGCTGGTGGTGCTGGCGGTGCTGGCGGTGGAAGTAAGAAATTCGGTGGACAAGACCTTAGCAAAATTCCAGCGCAAGAACGCCTTAGAATGATTCATGCTGACGTGGCTGAATAAAAAAACCTCGGTGAGGGCAACAATATAATTTTTTAAAACCGTTTTTGGGTCTGAGACCCAAAATAAAGTCCCGGTGGGATTTAACCGTTTGTAATATGGTTATTTCTTTCGGGACTTTTTTTATTTGTCGATAAAAAAACATTAATAAATCATGGAGGTAAATTATGGCTTTAACATTGGTTGAAAGTGCGAAAATTGCTCTTGGTCGTGATGAAGTTTTAAAAGCAACTATTATGGAACTTTTTGCTCGCGGTTCTGATCTGATGGCGGTTCTTCCGTTTGAAGATATTACCGGCAATGCTCTGAAATTTGATCGTGAAAAAACATTACCGAATGTTGCTTTTCGTGGTGTAAATGAAGGATATGAGGAAGGCACCGGCGAGACTGAAAAAGTCATTGAATCTCTGGCCATTGCTGGCGGTGATCTTGACGTTGATAAGTTTCTTGTAAAAACTGGCGGAACAGGTCAGAGGGCAGTTCAGGAAGGCTTAAAAATTAAGGCCTTGACGCTGAACATTACAAAGCAGTTTATTAAGGGCTCCATTCTTACGGATGCAAAGGGTTTTGATGGTCTTCAGGTTCGTTGTACTGGCGACCAGCTTATAAATGCTGGAGCGACTGCTGCCAGTGGCGCGGCTCTGTCTCTCGTAAAACTGGACGAACTGATTGACTCTGTTGAAGATGCAACCCATCTGCTTATGAATAAGGGTATGAGACGTCGGCTTTCTGCTGCTTCTCGTAACAGTTCAGTTGGTGGTTATATTACCTATGATCAGGACGCCTTCGGTCGCCGAGTAACAATGTATAATGATTTGCCGATTCTTATTGCAGACAAGGATGAAAGCAATGTCGACATTCTTGGTTTTTCAGAATCAGGAAGCGGAACCAGTGCGTTATATACGTCTATTTATTGCTTGTCCATGGCGGAAAATGGCGTTCTCGGTTTGCAATCCGGCGAAATGGATGTTAATGATCTTGGCGAACAAGACAGTAAACCCGTTATGAGAACTCGTGTTGAATGGTATGTTACTCTTGCAATCCTGCGGCCGAGAGCGGCAAGTCGGCTTTACAGCATTCTTGACGGTGCTGTAACTGCGTAATCTTTAAGTAACAAGTAACATTTTTTGTTGAATATAACGTTTAATAACATAGGAGGATTATTATGCTTGATAGTAGAAGACTTATTATTGATGATGCTTGCAAATTGGCTGATACCGGTGGCAATGGTACGAATTTGCTCAACAGTTCTGCGGCCGCAACCATTGACGGAACGGCGAAAACTTTCGATACTGGTGGTGGTTATACCGAAGCCAAATGGGTTCTTGATATTGCTTCTGTCGTTGGTGGTGGTGCTGCGGCTTCT